GCAGTTAATCCAGCTCCGCTAAAGGTAAGTGTCTGTGCGCTACTTGATGTGAAGACATTCCCATTACAAATAAATCCTTCGAGGGCGACATTCGTAGCAAACTTCAGATTGCCTACATACGGGGCTGTAATACTCATTTGAATTGATTGAACAGCCGCAATATCCCATGTGCAATCTTGGGCTGATTTATTATCGAGAAAGAAGTTGTCTGTTGTAGTAGGAGATGAACCAGGCCATGAGGATAAGGCTGATCCACCCGATGTTGTTGACCATCTGGTGTGGGAGGAAGCAGCACCCGCTCCACTTGCAACCCAATAAAAATCAGTCATGAAATCACTCTTGCCTTGTCACGGTCTTATCCGTAGCGAAGGCTGAAGCGTTTGGTTCTGCTATGAGGTCACGGAACCTATCGGCCCTCTCTTGGAATCTTTGAAGCTGGAATCTAAATCGAGTATCGTTTGCCCCACCATCTTCAACTACCAATGAAGGTATTGTATCAATCAGAACAGTCAAGCAATCACAGCATACTGAGGCTTTGATGTATTCTTCTTTGTCTGCGGTAGTGACTTGATTATCTGTTCCGATATTGTAATTATCATTTCGAGCAATCTTGTCAGCCTCTAATGTTCTCATAGTCAGATACTCATTGATGGTATCTTCAACCAGGTGTGGTGGCCTGTTGAGTAAATTGCGAATCTGCGACGTAGTGACAGCCATACTACTCTTCCTCTTCAGACTCTATTACGTGCTGTGATTCATAGTTCTTCGGTATCTGAATCACGATCATGTCTTTGGGAGGATGGTCTGCTCTATTGATGACCATACACTTCTTGCCTTGAACTATGTCCCTAGCATAGTTTGAATCTGGAATCCAAACCATTTCACCAATAGGCAAATCGTTAGTGGGGTGTTCTTGATCCCAATGAACTTTGAAGCGACGTAGAATCCAACCCGAAGCACTTAGCCAATGCTTTTCAATATGCTCTAACTCAGATACTTTCGCACCCTGGGGGATGGGAATGTCTCTCAATCTTAGTTGCTTAACCAGCTCACTCTTCCTCGTCATTTGACTCATCTTCACTTTCTAGGCGGGCCAATAGGTCTGCCTTCTTTCCTTTACTGTCTAGGCCACGTTCTTCGAGTAGTGACCTCAATTCTTTGACTGTCAACCCTGACAGGTCTAACTCTTCGTGAAGCACACCTATGTCTGCTTCTTCGTGAGTATCGACTTCTTCAAGGCCGAGTTCTTCAACCATGTCTTTAGGGAGCAATCCCCGCACGACGCGGCCTTTTGAGTTCTTGTTCAACAAGTCTGCTCGTCTAACCATAAACGCCACCCCCAATCAGGAGATAACGCCTGTGATTTTGCAGATGCGATTTGTAGCACCGGAGGCTGCGCCGTCCTGTTGCTGGTGAATCACGGTGTTGAAGAAGCCTGTTAGCAGGTATGAGTAGCCAACACCTTCAATTCGAGTAATCTCTGTTTCCATGTAGCCAGGTCCATTGTATTGTAGGAACTCGGCTGTGCTTGCGCCTGGAATCATTAGGATTGCAGATGTAGTCAATGCGCTACCTGAACCATGATCTCGGCTGTAATAGATAGTCAATCGTGCGATTCTCTCCAGGTGGGTCTGAAGGGACTCAATCACGTTGCCGTAAAGCGAGGTGTTGAGTAGTGTGCTTCGGACGTTAGCTGGAAGGATCAGGGCCAATGGCTCATCACCGGAGGTTCGTGCGTTGTCGAAGATTTTATCCATAGCCAACAGAATGTCACCTTCAGCATCGTTGGTGGACGCTGTGAACACGGCTGTTGCAGCCTGGGTTTGACCTGCACCTGCGAGTAACTTTGTGAGGATGTGGTTGTCGATAACCGCTGCTCTCTTTGTTACGATAGCCAATTGCTGTCGGTCAAGAGTCTCGAATCGCTCTCCACGTAGGCGAACGCTGTCAAGGAAGACACATCGGCCTTGTCCTTTCTCAAGTGCGATTGAGTAGTTGGCTGTGCCGACTGAGGTTGCGTCCACAACTGCGTTGTCATCCAATGGGTATGAGAAGGAACCTTCCGCACCTGTGAACCACTTGTGGGTCATCCAGGGAACGGTTCGGACACCGACTACCTTTGTTCCAACACTGATCGTGGTGGACTGAAGTTGAATGAAGTCACGGAGGGTCTGCTGCAAGACTGAATCTTGCTTGCCGAACGGCCCGTCTTCAGGGGCTACTACTGCATCGGCTTGAACACCGAGGATTTGGCTTAGGCTCATTGTTGTCATTTCATCATCTCCTTTTTTCATCAGTTGGTTTGCTTGGTGTTCACATCGTAAAGGGTGGTAGCATCAGTTGTTGCTGCCGATCCCAAATAGTGACCGAGAATTTTGTTTGATCCCGCTGTCTTGGTCGCTAGACCACTTGCTGCGACGTAGAGAACTTGTCCGGCAACCCAGGACTCACCTGATGTTGCGAGGACAGCGGCCATGCCGCCCACAGGAACGCAGGTGATTGTTGCGCCAGATGCGACCAATGTGTTGTCTGCATCTCGTGAGGACTCATCAAGTGCGATAAAGAAGCAAGCATCTGTGTTTGCTGTCAAATCTACTGTCCCTGCACCGCTTGTTGCGTCGTAGTTCAGAAGGTTGCCCATCTTTGGATAGACCGCATCCTTAACGATCATTGTTCTTACGTTGCTGACGCCAAATGCGCTGTTCAGTCCGGCCATTTCAAATCATCTCCTTTGTTTGTTGGTATGTTGGTGCGCGGGTTCCTTCATCGAAGTTACCGCCGTTCCACGCTGCTGCCCATGCGTTCCAGGCTTTTTCGTAGAATGCTTCAGGCGACTCAACGAGTTCGCCATTCAAGTAGTTCGATACAACGGCCTGTGACACTTCAGGAGCCTCACTAGCCTCGATTACTGCTTCAGGTGCAGCTGGTGTTGCTTCTTCAAGAACACGAGGTTCTGGTTGGGATTCTTCCCAGGATGAGATAACGCGCTCAAGCATTTCAGTTGAGAACTCTTCAACGCCGGATAGTCCGAGGCTGCTTGCTTTCTCAACGAGAGCAAGGCGACTCTCTTCTTGGATCGCTTGCTGCTGTGCTTCAAACTCTGTAATACGTGCATTAGCCAAAACAAGTTCTTCACGAAGGGAATCCTCCGCACTTGCTTCAACTTCTTGGATTTCTTCTGTCATGGTAGTGGCCTCCACTTGGGTTTGTTGAACCGACTCATCAATGCTATGACTTATCAATGTTGCAGATTCAATCGCCTGGGGTTGTTCTTCTAATTGGACTCTTTCGACACTCTCAATTATTGCGCCTGGATATGCCGGATTGTGAACAATTGCTAGATGATCGAAGGTAAAATCGCTGCTTGCATCAAAGGTCATTCGCATTGGACTGTCCTCACTCGCTTCAATGATTTCGCTTGGGACACCGGAACCACCAATGCTCACACCATATCCATCACGTAGCCATAGACCAGATTCGAGAGATGCGAATAATTCTTCACGGTAAACGTCTGCTCTGAATTTTACTACCCATGTGTCGGCCTGATCTACCAAGCTGGCTTCGTGGACGATACCGACTGTGGCTTCATCAACGCCACCATCCATATTGCGTGTAAAGCCATGACCGTGTGCTTTGGGGTGATTGAGAGTCAAGTCTGCACCAACCATCTGATGTGTGAGTAGTGAGGCTGCTTCGCGTGTGATACGCCAATTGTTTTTGTTGTAGCCTTCTGTAAATGCAACACCCGCCATACGGATTACAGTTCTACCTGTGTTCGCGCATACGGAGGCTTCGATAGCATCAATGGTTAGTTCAATGCTAACATCAACACACTCACCAGCTATCATCTCTTGACCTGGTGGGCAAGCACATGACGCTTCTTTGATCCGAGCGCAATCAGTAATTTTCGCACTACCTTCCCAATCTGGCTTAAGGCACTCACCGGCTTCTTTGCATTCTGCTGGTGTTTTACATGACGCACATGGCTCAAATTCAACGGCTTGTAATTCACAGGTGCAACTGCTCATGTCTGCCTTAATGAAGTCGGATGACGTTTGAATGTTCGCTAATTCGTTCACAGGGGTTTTTGACCACATTCGGCAAGACCAATAACGAGCCTTCCACTTAGGGCCAGGTGTTGCACAGTTATGTCGGTCGCGGAATGCCTTACGTCTTTTTGGGTCATCTCTCTTGATTTCCATATTGGGGTCGCCAAAGCGCACAATCACTACGTTGCCTTTCTCATTCTTCACATAAACCGCGAACTTCTTTGGGCCACCCTTTGTGCGGAATGGCTTATTCAAAGTAACCTTCTTTCCGTCGTATTCAGCAGCCTCGTATTCCTCGGCTATATCTGAGTGAATGTTGGTGTCCGTGTGGGCGCTCGCTTGCTGAAAGTCATTGGCCGTTCCCAAATAGCCTCGTTCCAACCGATCATCACGGACAGTTACATTGTAATCTGGATCAGCCTTTTGTTCTTGTGCTTCGTAGTATTTCAGGCACACAGCATAGCGTTGGTCTGATTCAGGGAACTTTTCTAACATTTCCTTGTCTTCCATGCAGCGCACAGTAAATGCCTTTTCAGATTCGTTCGGTGTAGGCTCAGGCATTATCGTCCCTCCAGCTTGGCTACCCTGTGTTGAAGTTCAAGTAACGCTTTGCATACGATGTGAAAGTCTTCTTGCGATACGTAGTTACTCATTCTAATTCCTCCAGGCCTTCAAGACATAGGCTGATGCAATCAACAAACATCTTACATTTCGAGTATGGTCTTGTCATTTCAATATCTCCCGTATAACACAATGGCTAATCTAACAAAGGTATGTCGTATCTTTTCAATCATCTTTCTGAAAAAACGTATGATCATCGGTTCACCTCAATATCTTCCCATAGATATGAAAGACAAGCAGGGGTTAAGCGTTGACCTTCAGCATCTATTTTGTAAACACGTATTCTGAAATCGTATGTTCCGTTCAGGGTTCCGTGACTTGAAAGGGTTAGTTGATCCCATTCTTCAGCCGTGATATTGTGAAATGACGAGTTCTCATCTATTCGGTTGGTGCTGTTGGCTTCATACCAAGAGAACTCAACTTCAATCAATACTGTTTCGCCACAGTCATTAACTTCATCTGGGTCAAAGTAAACTGTAAGGTTTGTGTGGTTGTCAGTATAGTAGAGCTGGTAGTCATAAAATTCTATCACACACTCAATGACTTCAGGTTCTTCAACCTCAATAGACCAAAAGTTCACATCGGCCTTTAGGTTATCTTCTTCATCCAACACAATGACTTTGGGAATCCAATGACCAGGTTCAACCCCATCAAATACTGTTGTTACGTTATGGTCTTTGTTCCCGCCTAGAAGAGTTCCCCAACTATGGTTTGCAGCATATCCTTGCTGAAATAGTTCAACTATCACTTCCAGCTCCTCTCCGTCACAATGTTCGGGTTCGATTGTGAATGAGACTACGATAGCGTCCTGTTCGTCATCATTGGGCGCGTGGCCGCGATAGTGGTTATGGACTTCGACTTCGCATTCAGGGGGAGGTGGGTATTCGCAAGAACCGTCATCGTCTGTCGCATCCTCATCATAGTTGGTTGCTGAATCATCTGTGCATCCAGCTACTTCCTCATTGTCACATATACCGTCATCATCTTCATCAGAGCATTCGATAGTGACAGCGTTAGACGTTTCCTGATCCCGTATGTCATTCATCCACTTGACTTCAACTCTTGCGTGATAGTTACCTTCGCCCATATCAGGCCAATAGTTCTCGAAGTGATGGTGTCCTTCTTCATCGTATGAGTGCTGTGTGTTTTTTCTAAGTCCGTCGTCATACATTCCATTGACTTCAATCTCCCACACCAACTCTATGTCGTCACAGCAGAAGTCACCTTCAACGTATAGGTCAAACTCAACCTTCAGTTCGTCATCTCCAACGAGCGATAAATGAAGACTCTGTAAATCCAATTCTTCAACGGGTTCGGGATATGTGCATGAACCATCGTCCTCATTGGCGTATGGGTCATAATTGTCAGCATCAGAGTCCATACATCCCCATATCACAATATCGGGTATGATTATGGGGTCATGATCGTCATCATCGTGGTCATCATTATCTGAGCCTGTCATATTGGTGATGCCTAGCATCTCTAAGCCACCACCACCTAAGACCAATGCGATTATAGGAATCATGGTGATAATCAGCGTCTTTAGTTTTTCAGCCTTCTCTTGGGCTATATCGAATATGTCTGCTGTCTCTTTTGCATCTTCACCCGCAGAATAGTTGAGTTGGCCGTCATCGAGTAGGTCTGCAATTACATCCTTCTTTGTGCGCCCTGTGAGTTCTGCGAGTTCATCAGCCCTGCGTAGAGCATCCTCAACATCGTCAATCTCAATATCACTCGACACTCGGCTTCACATCCTGGGTAACTTCCCCAGGTCTCGGTGTCTCGCCTACATTCGGACTCGTCCCGCCTGGTTCCAATCGCTTATCTTTGGACGCATCAACAGGGGGCAAGTCACATATATCTCTCGCTTCATTAACAGAAATGATACCTGCGCCTAATCCCATCACGCTTCTCTGCATTCTTAGGTAGGGTGATTCTTGATCCACAGCGTTGAACTTGACTTTGGGTAAGTCACGCTTAGTGTGGGGTATTCCTCTTAATTCGAGGTGTGACATGAATAATCTCTGAGTGCCTTCAACTACAACGGCCTGAAGTCTTTCAATTGACATAACCGACCACATATTCGCATTGTAGGTGGCTGCGAAGGTCGAGCCACGCTCTTGACCTGCTGCTACACGAGGAACATTGAGAACTGCTGAAATGTCTGCGTTTATGTTGTCAAGGAAGTTTGTATCATCAGGCAGACTATTGTTCATGTCAACATGGTGCATATCGACATAGTGAGGGAGAATTGGGATTTGGTCTGCCCGAAGGTTCTCCATCAAGTCTCCTACCTGCTGCATGATGTAGGAGAGTCTGTCCTTTGCTTCATCGGGATCAGGGATGCCCTCGATTGCTTCCTTACCAATCTTGATGTATTGGCGTGTTAGAGCGTCCTGAAGGGCGATACGGTTGTTGATGGTGTTGTATTTGGCTCGGATGGCTTGCTTCAAGCTGGTGAAGCGAGATGCACCCCAAACACCGTAAGTCCAACGTCCGAGGTAGTCCTCATACCAATTCGAGCGGTAGTCAATCTTGAAGTGAAGGATTTCGTC